AATTGAGAGCACAATGGCGTGGTTTTAAACATTATTATAACAAATTTAATACTAAACATATTAAGCAAGTTGCTGGATTATTTGCACTTGTTAGTGCTGTTTACACAATTTATAAAATTGTTAAAAAGAATCAAAGTAAAATTAAGTCTTTACATATGCAAGGTAATGAAAAATCAAGTGTAAAAGTGACCACTCCTGAGTATGTTAAAGATGAAAAAGAAAATGTTTGGTATAATAAAACAATTGAATTGGTTCCTGCAGATTTGCCAGAAGCTAGTAGAACTTTTAATGATTTTAATCAATTCAAATCAATGGTTAGTCAAAGTACAGCATTACTACGTATAACAAATGAAACAAGCCGTACAGTTAGTGATGGACAATGTTTTAACATTTATGGTAATATGTGGATTACTAATCTGCATAATGTTGATAAAGTTAATCATGTAGATATTATCTGGATTGAAATGATAAGGAGTAATGGTACAGGCGTAAATCGTAATGTTAAAATGCGATTTGATCCTAGCATGTACAGGCAAATTAGAAATACTGATTTAGTTATAATAGAAATTCTTGGTTGTCCTCCAGGAAAAAATTTTTTAAAATTTGTTCCTGAGAATAGTATAAGTGGAGTTCATAATGGTGTTTATATAAGTCGAACTAAAGGTGCGGATATTAAATACATTAATCTTCAAAATATACAAATTTCTCAAACATTATCAACTGATTATGCAGCTAAAAGTTTTGGTTATGCTAGTGTACCAAATGAAGATACACATAAAGGTGAAAGTGGTTCAGTATTAATTGTTAATACACCACAAGGACCGGTAATTTGTGGTTTACACCAAGCCGGTGCGCCCAATATGTGTATTAGTGTTGGTTTTATTAAAAGTGATTTCTCCGATAATGATATATCAGATGGAACGATAAAGCTTAGTGCACAGGGTTATGAGCGCGCATTAGGTGATTTACACCCAAAAAGTGTTCCTAGATGGGTGGAAACTGGTAATTGTAATGTTTATGGAACACTTATTGGTTTTAGACCAAAACCAAAAAGTCATGTACAAAAAAGTTATATTTGTGAAACAGCTTTAAATTATGGTTATGAGTTAAAACATGGTCCACCAGTTATGTCTGGTTGGGAACCATGGAATATTGCTTTTGAACCTATGGTCAATATGCCCAAAGAATTTAAAGTTTCTGAATTTAAGCAATGTACAGATGCTTTTATCAGGGATGTTAAAAATAAAAATTTTTCATTAGGATATTTATCTGATTATGAAAGTGTTAATGGTATTCCAGGTGTTAAATACATTGATGGATTAAACCGTAACACTAGTATGGGACACCCTTGGTGTTCAAGTAAGAAAAATTTTCTAGAACCATGTTCTAGTGAAGAGTATCCAGATGGTGTGACTTTTGGAGAAGAAATTTGGAAACGTGTTAGAGAATGTGAAACAAGTTATTTAAATGGTGAATGTTATAGACCTGTTTTTACAGGTCATTTGAAGGATGAACCTGTTTCATTTAAAAAGATTGCTTCAAAGAAAACTCGAGTTTTTGCTGGAGCTCCTGTTGATTGGAGTTTAGTGGTGCGTAAGGCACTACTACCTTTCATTAAGGAATTTCAACAAAATAGAGAATTATTTGAGGCTGCTCCTGGATTGAATTGTCAATCTACTGAGTGGCACAACCTTTTTCTACATATGACCAAATTCGGAACCACAAATTTTGTGGCTGGAGATTATGCTAATTTTGATAAATCAATGTTAGCAATGTGTATAATGGAAGCTTTTCGCTTCATTTATGAAATACATGAATTAAATGGTTGTACTCCAGAACACTTAAAAATTATTAAAGGTATAGCTAAAGATGTTGCTTATAGCACAGTTAACTTTAATGGTGATTTGATTCAATTTTTCGGATCAAATCCATCAGGACATCCTTTAACTGTTGTCATCAATTCTATAGTAAATGCTTTATATATGCGTTTTGTTTATGCTAAATTAAATCCAAAAGGATTTCAACCAGAAACATTCAAAGAAAATGTCATTTTGATGACATATGGAGATGATAATTTTATGAATGTTAAAGATGGATGTGAATGGTTTAATCATACTTCAATACAAGCTTGCTTGGCAGAACATGGTATTAAATATACCATGGCTGATAAGGAAGCTAAATCTATTCCTTATATATCAATACATGAGGTTAGTTTTTTGAAACGTACTTTTAGATATGATAATGATTTAGAATGCTATTTAGCGCCATTGGAACATGATAGCATAAATAAAATGCTTACTATACAAGTTAAATCAAAATCTGTTAGTCCTCAAGCGCAAGCTTTGAGTGCTATACAGAGTGCTATAAGGGAATATTTCTTTTATGGTAAAGAAGAGTTTAATAAGCGTCGAGCACTTTTGCGAATTATTATAGAAGAATCAGGATTGGATAATTATTTAATTAACTTCAAACCTGATGACTTCGGTGATTTGCAAAGTGTACGTGTTGATCTTCCAACATGGGAAGAATTAGTGGAATCTTTCCACCATAATTCAAAGTAGTTTGAATTATATGGGGCTATGCGGTTATGTCCCTTTTAAGCCAAATACCGCATGTTATATATATATACTGCATGTTTTAAGATGAACTTTTTAGAAAAACATGAGAATGGATTATAGCATACATTCGCCAGAGCGTTCCTCAAAGTCTCTATTTAGAGAAGATTTAGGCTGATGGTCATATAAAAGTTCAACTTTATGTATAATATAAGTGTAATGCATAATTTTATAATCACTTGCACAACAAAATGAAAATATAAATATGGAATCCGTGGATAATCACGGAGCAACTATGAATTCTTCTGTCGAGAATGAAATTCATGTAACAACAACTTTTGCTGGAGAAGAACAACAAAGTTCTAATACATATACTCCAATTGAAGATGAATCATTTGATGCTAATTTTATAGCTGATTATGATATTGATAAATATTTGAGTCGACCAGTTTTAATTGGTAAATATACAATGACTCAAAATGCATTAGGTTCGGCTAATTTTAATGTTTGGCAATTATATTTTAATACACCTCAAATTAGGAAAAAGTTGGATAATTATTATCTACTTAATTGTAATTTGAAAGTTAAAATGATGATCAATTCAACACCATTTATGTATGGTGCAATATTAGCTTCATATGAACCTTTAACTGCATTCTCTGATAATAATGTTGGAGTGACAAATATTAATTCTAATGTGTTGAGATCTCAGAGACCTCATACATGGTTATTTCCACAAACAAATCAAGGTGCTGAAATGACGCTACCTTTTTATTATTATCAGGAATGGTTAGATGTGACATTACAAGGTAATTTGGCTTCTATGGGTACTTTAACTCTAGAAGATATTGTTGCCTTAAGATCGGCTTCTGGTGCTACTTCACAAACAGTTACTGTCCAAGTATATGCATGGGCAGAAAATGTTAAACTTGCTGGTCCAACGTACTCGTTGGCTTTACAGAATGATGAATATTCTATGAATGGTCCAGTAAGTTCAGTGGCATCAACCACGGCTGCTATAACTGAAAAACTTGGAACAATACCAATTGTTGGTAAATATTTCAAGGCTACTTCAGTATTTGCACGTGGTTTGGGTCAGGCTGCATCTATAATGGGGTATACAAACACCCCTGTAATTGACCCAACACATCCTTTATATATACAAACCAATCCTACTTTTGCATCGGCTGAGGTTTCTTATCCAGAACATAAATTAACTTATGATCCAAAACAAGAATTAACGGTTGATCCAAGAGTAGTAGGTTTGAATGGTACAGATGAGATGGATATTGCAACTATTGTACAAAGAGAATCTTATCTAACACAATTTGAATGGAGAGCATCTGATCCAACCGATCAAAATTTATTTGCTCTAAATATTCGACCATCACAACGAGCTTATTTTGCTTCAATTTTGAGTAATACGCCAATGGCGCATATTGCTCAGATGTTTGAGTATTGGCGAGGAGATATTATTGTTCGTTTTAGATTTATATGTTCTCAATATCATCGTGGAAGAGTTAGAATTGTCTGGGATCCAAATGGAGATGTAATCAACAATGCTGATAGTTCTCCTACTTCTATCAACCAAATTGTTGATATAGCTGAAACTACAGATGTTGAGATTAGAATCCCTTATATGCAACCATTTGCTTGGTGTCGTAATACAAATTCTAGTAATGATGTAACTGGTGTAGTTGAATTAACTCGTGTATTTCATTCAGCACCAGGTACTTTTATACGTAATAGAGGTTTTGATAATGGGAACTTGGCTGTTAAAGTTTTCACTAATCAAACTTCCCAAGTTTCATCCGCTGATATCAGAGTTTTAGTATCAGTTAGAGGAGCTGAAAACCTGGAATTTGCCAATCCAAGAGAGTTACCAACTAAATGTAAATTCTTTGAATTACAAAATGATGAATATTCTCTTGAAGCACCAACACAATTGGGTGTTGAATCAATAGCCTCAGAACACAGATATGTCACTCACATAGGTGAAGTAGTACGTAATCTGCGAACTGTATTAAGGCGAAGAACATTTTATAGATTATTACCAAGTTCAGTTGGCAATTCTACAACATATGTTGCTATGCAATATTATTTGAATAGATTACCAATTTTTCCCGGTTATGATCCTAATGGGATCGATTTAGCACGTAATTTAGCTAATACAGCTAATGTTCCATATAACTGGGTAGCAATGATGCCATATACATGGTTAGCTCCATGTTATTTAGGATGTCGTGGTTCAGTAAATTATTACGCCACTGTGTTACAACCTTTTGCTAATACAGGACGTGGTAAAGCTACCACTTTAACAGCACAACGCTCAGTTCGCACTATAACGGCTGCGGATTTCAGAGCAAATGCTGGTCAAAATAAAGTATCAGATGCATTGGCACCC